CGGCGGGCAGAAGATGTTCGGCACGGACGGCCAGCCCTGCGACGTGGACACGGCGCTTGCCCGCCTCGTGAACGCCCTGCCGAACGGGCAGAGCCTTCTGGCGGGAAGCACGGCCTCCGGCTCCGGTGCGTCTGCCGGAGCGGTCGGCGTTCCCGCAGGCGCACGGGTTATGAAGCGCTCCCAGTTCGACGCCCTCTCCCCCGCCGAAAAACTGAAAACAGTGAAGTCCGGCACCCGCATCGTGGACTAGCCGGAAAAAGGAGCTTTTCCAATGGCCAACACGCTGACCTACCTCATTCCCACTCTGTATGAGGCTATCGACGTGGTTTCCCGCGAAATCACGGGCCTTATTCCCGCCGTGGCGCACAACGCCTCTGCCGAGCGCGCCGCCCTCAACGAAAGCATCCTCGTTCCCGTCACCCCCTCGAACGAGCTCTACGACATTACGCCAGGCTCCACCCCCGGCGACAACGGCGACCAGACCATCGGCAACGTGGAACTCAAGATCACCAAGAGCAAGATGTCCCCCGTCCGCTGGAACGGCGAGGAGCAGCTGGGCTTCGGCAACAACGGCACCTACAACGTTGTGCTGGCCCAGCAGTTCGCCCAGGCCATGCGGGCGCTGGTGAACTCCGTCGAAGCCGACCTTGCCGCGCTGTACGTCGGCGCTTCCCGCGCCTACGGCACCGCTGGCACCACGCCTTTCGCCTCCACGCTCGGAGACGCCGCGCAGGTCCGCAAGATCCTCGTGGACAACGGCGCTCCCACGACCGACCTCCAGCTCGTTCTGGATACCGCCGCGGGTGCCAACCTCCGCTCCCTCGGCAACCTCACCAAGGCCAACGAGGCTGCGACCGACGCCACCCTCCGCAGGGGCGTTCTGCTCGACCTCGTGGGCTTCGCCGTCCGCGAGTCCGCGCAGATCAAGTCGCACACCGCTGGCTCCAGCACTGGCACCGTGACCGTCAACAACGCCAGCAACTACGCCGCCGGCGCTACCTCCATCGCCTGGGACACCGCTACGGCGGCCGCCCTCAAGGCTGGCGATGTGCTCACCTTCGGCACCGACGCCAACAAGTACGTCCTTTCTGCCGACAACACGGCGACCCCGCTGGTCCTCAACGCCCCTGGCCTCATCAAGGGCGTGAACGACAACACCACGGTCGCCATCGGCAACGGCTACACCGCCAACCTTGCCTTCGACCGCCAGGCCATCCAGCTTGTGTCGAGAGCGCCCGCCATGCCCGAAGGCGGCGATGCCGCGGACGGCGTTGAATACGTCACCGACCCCGTGTCCGGCCTGACCTTCCAGGTCTGCCTCTACAGGGAATACAGGCGCGTCAAGTTTGAAGTCGGCCTCGCATGGGGCTGCAAGCTCATCAAGCCCGAGCACTGCGCCATCCTCCTTGGCTAAGGAATTGCGTTCGGTCCAGCCCTGAAGCGCATAGGGGCGGGCTCCGCGAAGGCGTCCCGCCCCGAACCGAAGGAGGAAGCATGGCTCTTGTGAAGATGCACCACGATGACCCCATAGCAACGGCTGGCCCGACTACCGCAGACGTGCCGGAAGAGGCCGTTGCCGAATGGATGAAGCACGGCTGGTACCTCAAGCCCGAAGACCAGCCCAAGCCGAAGCCGAGGAAGGCCAAGGCGAAAGCCGCCGAGGAAGCTCCCGAAGAGGCTTCCGTCCCCGAGGTCTAGCGGAGGCTCGCCATGCCCTATGAGTCCATCCTCATCGTGGAAGACGGCTCCTGCCCCGAAGGCGCAAACGCCTACGCCTCGCTCTCTGAAGCCGATGCCTACGCCCTCCCTAGAGGGTTGTGGACGGCAACCGAGGACGAGGCCGTCATGCGTTCAAGGGAGCAGGCCCTGCTCCGCTCCTCAGACTGGCTCAACTCCCTCCATTGGAAGGGCCAGCCCGTGGACGCGGACAGGGAGATGGCGTGGCCCCGCACGGGCATCGGCGCGAGGGGCGTGGAAATCGCCTCCGACGCCGTGCCTGCCTGCGTGAGGACGGCCTGTATCGAGGCCGCCTGCCTCGTGGCTTCCGGCACCGACTTGTTCGCGGAGCAGGAATACAGCGGGCGCATCACGGCCCGCTCGACCAAGGTTGGCCCTCTGTCCGAGAGCTTCCAGTATGCAAGCCCCGGCGCTTCCACCACGCCCAAGCGGGATGCCCTGACCGCCCGCATCGCGTGGCTCCTGTCCTCCCTGCCCGAAGAAGGCGGGGCAGGCTCCACGGTCTATGTGGTAGGGAGGGCGTAGGCCATGGCCTACAGCTACGCCAGCGAGATCAAAACGGCCGCGAGGCTCATCCGGCAGAAGGGGATGCCTGTCCAGCACTGCCGGGTGAGCTTCGGCGCGACTTACGATCCCGTGACCGACAGCTACACCGAAACGGAGACGCTGACCGAGGTCTGGGCCGTCCGCACCGAAGCTGGAGACGCCGAACAGCGGAACTACGGGTTCGCCATCGGCTCTGCCGTCCTGTACGTCGCGGCCGATGTGCTGGACGGCATCCTTGTTTCGGACAGCTTCGTCATTGGTTCTGAGCGCTGGGCCATCCAGAAGGTCGCGACTACCGCACCCGCTGGCAGGCCCGTGCTCTACGCTGTCGAACTGAAGGAGCAGGGAACGTACACGGCGAGGACTACTGCATCCAGCGAGACGCAGGGCGAGGGCCAGAGCGATGTTCCGCAGGAAGGCCAGCAGACGGAGCCGGAGGGCGACAATGGCTAGCCTTTCCAGAGCCAGGGACGCCTTTGCTTCCCGCGTCCGCGACATCGCTGGCAAGCGCGTGACCAGCGCACAGTCCTTGCAGCGGGAAATGGACAGGGCCTTCGGCCTCATCGGCATGGACGCCAAGCAGGTCATCATCGAGATCCTGCTGGAAGAGTTCAGCCAGCTCCAGCAGTCCACGCCCTACGACACGGGACGCGCCCAGGCTGGCTGGCTCATTTCCGGCGAAGGTTCCTCGTGGAGCTTCGTTCCAGCCGAGGGGCAGGCCCAGTACCACCCGCAGGCTCCCGCCCTTGGGTCCCTGATGAAAAGCGACGTCATCTTCGTGATCAATAACGTGGAATACATTTTGTATCTTGAGGCGGGCTGGTCTAAGCGCCAACCTGGAGGCTTCGTGGCCCGCTTCCTTGCAAACTGCAGACGCCGCATCGCTGAAGAATGCGCGGCCATGTCGAGGGCGCATTGATGGACACGCCGACACTTGCCTTGACCGCCACTGCCATCCGCACCGTCCTCGCTGGCCTGCTCACGGGGCAGTCCGGCGTCCAGCTCGTCCCTGAGACGGCTTCCTTCAATCCAGACGTGGCGAACATCGTCTTCCTGCAGGCGTTCCGGCCTTCGCAGTCAGAAACCGCAGAGCTTTCCGGCCGCATCGGGCTGGGCAAGCGCCACGGCGTCTACATGATCACAATCTCCGCCCCTTGGGGCGATTCAGCCAAGACTGCCAGCGCCCAGCAGTGGGCCGAAACGGTCTGCGACGCCTTCAGGCTCAAGAAGCTCGAGACGTCCAAAGGCCCCGTCTACTGCGGGGAGCCTTCCGTCCTCATGGGCGCGGTGCAGGCCACAGCCAGCATGTCCGGCGGGTGGATGTCCAGCGTCACGAACAAAGATCCAGACGAAAGATACAGCATATCAATTTCCGTCCCTTGGACAACGTGGACGGGAGGAGTCGAGTAAATGTCTGAAATCAACTGCCCAAACATCGGCAAAGCGAATCTGCAAAGATGCTTCGTCATGCTGGAAGACGTTTCCGGCGTCCTCCAGCGTCCCGTTGCTTCCGGCTTCATCCTGCCTTCCGGCTCTGGAAGCATGAACCAGACGCCGGGCTACACCAACAGCGAAGAGCTTTCCAAGTCGCTGAACGTCCTTGAACAGTTCCAGGACGCCGTTGAGGCTGGCGAAGTCTCGCTCAACATGCTTCTGCGCCTTGCTTCCAGCTACGGTGCTCCGCAGGGCGATGCTCTGCTGACTGCCCTCATGGGTTCCGTGCAGGCCGGAGGCTCCGTCACTCTTGCCGCGGCCGACAGCGCCACGGCTTCTGCGACCACCTTCGATGCCGACGGCCTGACGGGTGGTGTCCTGCCTCCTCGCGGCGTCCTGACCATTGGAAGCGAGAAGATCCTGTACACTGGCTGGACTGAAAGCTCCGGCACCTACACCTTCACTGGCTGCACCAGAGGCTACGCTGGCACGACTGCCACGGCCATTGCCGACAACGCCGTGGTCACGCTGTCTTCCCGCACTTGGCTGCAGGAAGTGTGCCGTCCGACCGTTTCCGTGTGGATGGAGTTCGACCACTTTGTTTCGTTCATGTCCGGCTGCGTCGTGACGCAGGCCACCTTCCCGATGTCGAACACTGGCGGGCAGTCTGTCGCCGTCACCCTGCAGGGCAGGAAGATGGGATGGGCTGGCACCTCCGTCATCTCTTCCGTTTCCGGCGCGGTCGTGACGCTTGAAGACGGCGGGGCCGACGCCTACACGGTCGGCGGCATCGTCTGGAACAAGACAAAGGCCGATGACAACTCCGGCGCGGGCTACACTGTGACCGCCGTCAACAAGACTGCCAACACCATCACGCTCAACGCTACGCCGTCCAACTGGGCCGCCGACAACGTGCTGGCCCCGTGGCTCCCCGAAGCCTCTGCCATCGGTACCCCCATTGAGTCTCGCGATGCCCGCGTCTACGTTTCCGGCGTCATGGGCAGGCGCAGAGAGGGCGAACTGCAGGTCTCCACGCCGACTACCTTCACCTCCGAGATTGGCGACGAGTATCCCGGCGAAAACGCGGACGGCAAGCGCGAAATCACGCTCACTGGCGGCCTGTATTTCCGGCGCGAGGACGCGCAGGAGTTCGGGCGTGGCTACCGTGGCTATGAGCTTCCCGTTCAGATCACGCTGGGCGACGAGGCTGGCAAAATCTTCTCTGCCAGCCTGCCCCGCCTGCGCTTCAATACGCCCACACTCAGCACCGATGGCGAGTTCCTGACGCTTGAGCAGGACGGCTACGCCATGGGACAGCCGGGCGTCCGCGACGGCGAATCTTCCCTCTACCTCGTTCTGGAGTAGTCCATGCCGAAGCTCCTTACCGAAGCCTATGCGCAGTCCACCTTCTTCGTGCCTTTGAACGCCGACAAATCCGAGGGCGTCTGGGTAAAGCCTTTGACCGAGACGAAGCGCCGCCAGATTCGGGATGCTGCTCTGCAGGAAGCAGGCCACGACCAGGAAATTGCCATGCAGTACGCCGTGCGCGACACGCTCAAGGCCTGCATCTCCGATTGGGTCGGGTTCGTTGACCCTGCAGGAAAGGAGATTCCCTACTCGCAGGAGATTCTGCCCAGCCTGTGCAGATGCGACCCCGACTTCTTTGCGGGGCTCTATCTCAAGGTGACGGCGGTGGCCCGCTTCGGGGAGCTTCAAGACCTAAAAAACTGAAAAAGTGGGCCGAGTTTGAGTTCGACGAAGCTCGGCCCACTTGCGACGAATGCCGTCGAATGAGCTGGGATGCACACGAAGCGCCGAGGTGCGGAAAATGTGGGAAGCCGAAGGAACTATCAGAGAAGAACCAGCAGGCCGTGGACGCCTTCTGGCGTCTGTCTTCCCGCCGCGTCTGGGACGGCATGAGCGGTTCGCCAAGGTCCCTGCCCCTTTCGGAAATCAGGGGCGAGGCGTCTGCCACGGAAGACCCCGATGCGACTGTGGCACGGGTGCTGATTCTCGACAGCCTCTGGGTCGAGCAGACGGCAAGACGGCTTGAGGAAAAGAGACGCAGGGAACAGGGCAGGAAGCGGAGGTAGCAGGCGATGCCAGTGATACAGATGGCGTTCGACGTTTCCGGCATCAGGACGGGCGTTGACAAGGCCAGAGCGCAGATAGCCGCGCTTGCCGTGCAGGTGCAGAAGCTGGAAGACAAGTTCCAGCAGGCCGGATGGGCCGCGACCGCTTCCGGTCAGGCGCAGAGCAAGGCTTTTAAGGGGCTTGCCTCCCAGGTGCATCGTCTGGCCGCCGAAGTCGCGGGACTGTATTCCGCGTTCAAGGCTTTCGACACGCTCAAGGGCGCTGTCATGCGGGGCATCGACGTCAACGAGACGCTGGAAAGCGCCAAGCTGGCAACTGCCTCCATCATTGCCGCCACGAACAACATTGCGGACGCGCAGGGCAAGACTCTGCAGGGCGCGGAGAAGTTCGCCGCCGCCGAGCAGATCAGCGCCAAGATGATGAAGGAGATGCAGCTTCTGGCCCTCCAGACCACGGCTTCCTTCAAGGATATTGCCGACGGCGTGGCTGGCATCATTGCGCCCGCGACCAAAGCTGGCATCGAAATCGAGAAGATCCCGCGCTTCGCCATCACCGCCGTGCAGGCCATGACCACCATGGGCCTGCAGACGAACCAGATGCGGACGGAAATCGAAGCCATCCTGTCCGGCAACATCTCCAAGAGCCAGGATCTGCTGGCGACCAACCTCGGCATCACCCGCGAGATGGTGCAGGAGTGGCAGAAGTCCGGCACCCTGCTGGAAAACCTCCAGAAGCGCATGGAGTCCTTCAACATCGCGGGCGTCAAGGCCCAGCAGACGTGGCGGGGCCTCAAGGGCAACATGGAGGACGCGCTGGACTTCCTTGCCAGCTACGCCAGCGCCGACCTGTTCGAGCACCTGAAGAAGGCGTGGTCTGACGTCATCGAATTCATGATCGAGACGAATCCCGAGACGGGAGAGATTGGCCTTTCCAAAAACATCGACGGCCTCATGCAGGCGATCAAGGAACTGGAAGACGAAATAGGACAGGTGCTAAACGACGTCATCCACGACCTTATGGATTGGATTGCCGACCTCAACCGCCCAGAGCGCATCGCCGAGATCAAGCAGAGCTTCGTAGACTTTGCGGACAAGGTTTCCAACACCATCGACCGCGTAAACTCGCTCATCGAGGGGCTTGCCCGCCTCGGCAGGCAGGCGCAGGCCGTCTGGGGCTGGATCATGGCAATCCGCAAGGTGATGCCGGGAGCCATCGTCTTCGACACGGCGCTGGACGCCATGACGGGTGACGGCATCTTCGCGCCGGAGGGCAAGAAGGATTCAAAGATCGACGTCAACACCTCTGCGCGGAACACAGGGGCCGAATTCCGAGCTGGTGCAAGGCGCGGAGCTTTCGGCCGCGTTAGGCTCAACGGCGGTGGTACCGCTGCGGGAAGCACCTATAACCCGCCCCGTAGCAGGGTGCCTGCAGGAGGCTATTCGACATCTTCTGCGATTGGCAAGTACGACGGCGGTGGCGGGGGCAAAAAAAAGAAGTCCGGCGGGGGTGGAGGCAAGTCCGACGCCCAAAAGCTTGCCGAGAACTCCGAGCGCTATGCCCTTTCCTTGGAAAAGCTCCGCAACGAGGTTGAGGCGCTGGAGAACGCTACTTCCGGCACCATGACCACCTACGACCGCATGGTGGCTAAGATCAATGCGGAGCGGGATGCTGCCATCAAGAACGCCGACGTCAAGGCGAGGGATACAGTCAATCGCAAGCAGGCTACTGCCGTACAAGCCCAGGAAATGGCTTCTCTTGAGAAGCGAAAGGCCACCCTTGATGCTCAGCAGAAGCTGGACGAGCTGAATCTGAGGACTCTTCGGGACAAGTGCAACTGGTATAAGGAGTTCGCAGAACTTACTGGCGACACAAACCAGAGCCTTGCGCTCCAGAATCAGGTCATCGACGCTCAGGCGCAGGAGTGGATCAAGCTTGGCATCCCGATGGATCTCATCAACGAGCGCATACGCATAATGAAGCAGGAGCTCGCCACAGACCCACTCTCCGGCCTGCAAAGGGGCTTCCGCAAGCTTACTACCGAGGGCACCACTTGGGCGCAGACGACGGAAACCATATTTACGAACACCGTAGACATGCTGTCAGAAGGATTCGCCAGCTTTGTCAGCGGTGCCGAATTTGACATGAACAAGATGCTGAACAGTTGGATCAGCATGCTGAACCAGATGGTGGCGAAGGCCATCATGTCGCAGTTGTTTGGTGCGCTGGGAAGCCTGTTTGGTGGGGTCGGAGGTGGCGGCCTGTCTGGCGCTGTCGGCGGAGCGCAGATGGGTTCCACGACTTCCAGTATCGGCTCTTCCATTAGTGCAGGCGTAGGGATGCTTGCCGCATTCGGCGGTGCTTTCACTGGTCTTAGAGGCTATTCAAATCAGATTGTGACCAGCCCCACCCTCTTCAGCTACGGCTCCCAGATCACCAAGTTCGCCAAGGGTGGAATCATGGGAGAGGCTGGGCCAGAAGCCATTATGCCGCTTACCCGCTCTTCTTCTGGGCATCTTGGCGTTAGAGCTGTCGGAGACAGTGGTGGTGAGCTTTCGTTG